TGTTCATCAGTTGTTAAAAATTCTAATCCTGTGCCTGTTAATACACTCACAACTGATACATCATGATTGATTTTGTAATAAGTGTAATTGTCATAATCAGTGTAACTGTTAAAAAATACATAATATGAATCATCAAGCAATCGTTCATGACCCAATGGGTTATCAGGCATACCATCATTGTCAGAATCTAAATTAGCAATTTTAACCTTTTTAGTATCAATGTATCCATCTTGTTCAACAAATTCTTCTACCAGTTCAAATGTTACAGGATTTGTTAACTGTGTAGTACTTGACGGATTAGACAGTATTGTGTTGTCTTTGTTTATGTCCAGTATTTTAATTGTATCTTTAATTGCTTGACCTGTTTGTGTACTAATATTTTTGTATTTGTCAACATAATAAAATCTCACTTCTTCGGCACTTTCAAAAACATATTCTAAGCCTCTAATTGTGAAAACATATTTTGCACTTGCACCTGTACTTGATGCAGGCACATAAGATGCTCTTAGTAACCATGATGCATCTTGACCTAATGAATTATAGCCGCCAAATGTGTCATGGTATTGTACTGAAAAATCTGACGATGCATCAATAAAGTCTTCGTTTATAACATACCAGTTATTTTCATTTAACGAAGGGTCTCTGAAATGATAACCAATGCCAAAGTCTAGACCTGATTCCATTTTTGCTTGTATTGATGTTTTTTCATTCAATGACAATGCTGTCCTAAATGCTGGTAATATTGTTCTTACTTTTAAACCAGCAGTGATTGACTCATCAAGTGTGATAGAACCTGATGTTTCACTGTTAAGAATAGAACCATCGTTTGTTATACTAACAACTGTAGACCATTTAATAACAGTAGGGTTTGTATAACTGTCAACAAATTCTAATTTTGCACCTGGTCTAATAAATGCTAATTTGTCATTGCCGGAGTATGGATTGTTAAACACAGTAATCAACTGAGCTGTGTTTGGTTTGCCTGTTACTAGTATTGGTGCATTACCAATGTAAAAGAATCCGTTATTTGATGCTCCGCTAACCGGATATGGTTGCCAAGCAACTTGGTTAACTGATATTAAATCCATTTCAAATTGTTTATCAGAGTTACCTAAATTTGTGTAATTGGTTTCAACTGCTGTTTTGTAAGTGTCAAAATAAAAGTTTTTTAATTGTGATTTTTTTAGTAAAGATTCTAACACATTGTCAACAATGTAAGTGTAACTAGAACTATCAGAAACTATTCCTGTAATATCTTCTGTGTCTAAATTGAAGTTTGGATTTTTATACAAGATGCCATCTTCGCCAAACACATTTAAACTTTTCACTGTGCCTGTTGGATCGTTTGTGTCTAAATATCTTGAATGACCAATGTGCGTTCTATTGATTGTTTTAATCTTTTGAATAGTTTGCGATTGTGTTAAAGGAAAAATAGCATAATCTTCTGCATTAACCATTCTGTCTTGTGTATAGAACGCCACTGATGCATTGTTCTTAATGTTTGTATTAGTTTCAGTGTCAGAAGAATTGTTGACTGTGTAAGTTAGTGTTAAACTTAATGTTGCCACATATTCTTGACCTGCTTTGTTCAAATAAGTCACATTAATTTCTTGATTTTGAATTCTGTTTGCTCTTAGTATTTGACCTTTGCCTGAGCTTCTTCTGTACCAAAATCTAAAGTTGCCTTTGGGTGCTGTACCAAAATTACCATCAGCAAATAAAATTTTAACTTTGTCATTGTTTTCTGATTGCACGTTAAAAACATTTCTTTCTGCTAGAGCCAATGAATTGTAAATTGCATTTTGACCAAATAGTGAAGGAATTTTTTTCCATTTTTCTAATGGTACACCTGATGCATTAACTTTTTGTACCCAAACATCTAAATCGTTGACATTTGATTTGTTAATAGAAACTGTTCTGTTAGGCAATGGTGTTGAAAAGAATTGATCTTCATATTCCATTTCACCTTCTTTGAAATATACAAAGAAACCAGTGTCTGTTGAACCAAACCCTTGGTTGTCATTTCTGTATATCATAGTGAACGCATCTGTTTGGTCTGGGGATCTTTCTTCTAAGTAGCCATCAGTGTTGATTTGTGATTTAACAACTTCAATTTTTGTGTTGATACCATCTACTTTTGCTGAAAAAGGTTTTACCACACTGGTATCAGTTTGAGAATTAACGTTGTAAATTTCTGTGTTGATGCCACCAACAATGCCTTTTGATGACGGATTACCAAATTGGTTTGTAGAAACAAATAAAGAGTTTGCTATAGTTAACCATTGGTCGTACCAGTCAGCATTAGTTGGATCATTCCAATTGATTGTTAAATTTGACAAGTTGTTTCCGTTTGAATCTTCAATTGGTTCTGTTGTTGAAATTTTTGTAAGTTTTAAAATGCCTCTTGCAGGTACATTTCTTTTTATTCTGTAGTTGATTAGTTTTGCTAATCTTATAATTGAATCTCTTCTTTCTGCTGTGTCTAAGAAATTTTCTCTTGAGTTTAAATCTGTTCTGAATGCAATACTTTGACCTAGGTATGCAAGTAAATCTATGATAGCAATAAATTCACTTGATTGAATATAGTCATTAAAATCTTCAGGATAGTTAACTGAAATGTAATTAAGCATAGTTGATCTGATTGAATCATAATCATATGCTGTAAAGTCTGCTTGTGAAAAACTTCTGTAAACTGTTCTCCATTCTTCTGCGGCAAATAAATTGTTTTGTCTTACTATCTGACTCATTATAATGTTTCTCTTTCAAATTCTAATTGCATTGTTGCTTGTTTGTTAAATGGTAAAACATTAATGCTGATATCAACTCTAATTCCGTTACCAAATGAATCAAGATTAATATCTAATAATTCACATCTTGGATCTGTGTTTATGATTCTTGAACAATCTTCTATCAAATCTTCTTTAACACTTTCATCAAGTGGTTCGTACAGCAAGTCCCAGATAATTGAACCAAATTCAGGTTCCATTACTCTTTCGCCTTTTCTTGTGTAAAAGTGATTGATTAAATCTTGCTTGACCACGTCAATATCATATAGCATATTACTCTTGTTGCCAGAAAGTGTTGAAAAGCCCTTGTATATTTGGGCTGTACCTGTATTTTCACTGCTGTTTGCAGTTGAAGTGATCTGCGATGTTGAACTAGAATATGCCATGTTTTTCCTTGCAAATATTTATTGTTGTCTTTATATGCTAACTTAACTATTTACTTGACTTGATGAAATAAATAAGTTATTAACATATTAACATATACTATTTAACCAATGAAAAAACTTGATACATTTTCAGCAGAAGACAGAGTAGAAATACTACTTCAAAATGACGATATACATTATCTCAATGGAGAAATCTGTGAAGAAAATATTTCAAAAACAATCAAATGGATTCTTGCTTGTAACATCAATAAAAAGCCAAAAAAAACTCTAAAATTATATGTCAACACAATTGGCGGTGACTTATATGAAACATTTGCATTAGTAGATGTAATGAGAAACAGTTATCATCATATATCCACTATTGGCATTGGTGCTATAATGAGTGCTGGTATTTTGATTTTTGCTAGTGGCAAACAAGGTGAAAGATACATTGGTAAAAACACTGGTATAATGAATCATCAACATTCTGATGCAATGGAATCTAAAATGCACGATATGAGAGCACAAATGAAAGAAAATGTAAACTGTGAGCAAAGATCAATGCAAATCCTAAGAGATGCCACAGGATATCCATTAGCAGAAGTACGTAAAAAATTTAACAATCCTTCAGACCAATATTTCACAGCCAAACAAATGGTTGACTTAAAACTAGCAGATCATATACTATAAATGTATGAGTGCTAATTTAAAAAACTTTGCTTCTGGCAAAAACTGGTGGTACATGGAAAAAGCCACCGCAGACAAACTACTTGATGCAATCACAGACTATTACAATGATAAATTGTCCAAAAATGTGGATGTCTTATTTGAACCAGAAGATATAAGCCTTTACACAGCCGAAATCAAACAGGAACTTATGAAAACTGCTCCATTATTTTTTAAAAATATTGGAATAAAGTTGGAAGATTCTGAAATTGGCTAAAAAACTTGGATTTATTGGTTGACTTTTCTTACAACCTGTAGTAATATATTATTATATGTTTAACTTACTTAAAAACCTACTAGGAGGTAAAAAGAAAATGGCAAGAACTAAACAATATGTAGTATACACAAGAGAATTTGCTAAAGGCAGAGTCTCAAACAAAGTTGGTGTGTTTATGGATGAAGCAAAAAACACACTTGATAACACTGGTTCTATTAACGGTGGTGTTATTAAATTTAAAAACCTAAAGATGTCTAGAAAAACTCCAACAACGGAACTAGTATCAAAAGGTTATGACTTCAATGTAAGAGTAATTGGTTCTGGTAACTACGAAGTTGCTAAACAAATCAAAAACTCTGTAATTGAGTTACTTGCTGATACAGGTAAAACTGTAATCAACGCAAACGCATAATAATAACAATATTATTATAAAACTTAAAAGGGCGGTAAAATATCGCCCTTTTTTTTATTTGGTAAATAATGACGAGTTAAGAGTAATAAGACAAGACGCAGTAGAATTAACAACTCCCGCCCTAATTTTAGATACAAACTTCCTCAAATATTAACAAATACTAAAACTAAAGAAAGAACAACATGAGTCAACAAGGAAAAGTAAAATGGTTCAATGCCACTAAAGGCTTTGGATTTATTACGTGTGAAGATAAAGATGTTTTCGTACACATTTCAGCAGTTGAGGCCGCAGGCTTAAGACAGTTGAATGAAGGCGACGAAATTACGTTTGACACACAAGATGGACCTAAAGGTCCAAGTGCTGTGAATTTATCATTAGCGTAATTAAAAATAAAATAGAGGCGGTGGCAACATCGCCTTTTTTTATGAAAATTTTATCAACATCAATAAAATTGCATTTAAATTAAATGATGTGTTAATTAAATTATCCACAATTTAAATAAAATTGAACAAATAAAGTCTTGCTTTTATCCACTTAATATGTTAGATTAAGCACAACTTTAAAACAGTTAGGAGGTCCTTATTATGGATATTATTAACAAAGTAAAATCATGGGCGTCAGCATTAGCAGATGTCGGTGTATCATTAATAGCACTTGGGATTGTTCTTGAAGTGTTATTCAGCGGCCAAGGTATTCCGTTTTGGCCAAACATTTCTGTAATTGGAAATGTGCAGGCAATACTATCAGGATTTAGTGATCAAGGATTACTAGGCTTGGTGGCTGTTTGGATTTTATATCACATATATAAGTCTAAATAATCTTAGACCTCAAAGATCTTTGAATAAAAAGAGCGGTAGAAATATCGCTCTTTTTTTATGACTGATTAGTTGTACTTTTGCTTTCGTGATCTAAATAAGGTTCTCTGGTTGGGAATCTAGTAGTAATAGACCCTCGTTGTGATTCTGTTTCTCTTGGTGAGTTAACTGCTGAACCTGTTCTATTTTCTAAAATGTTTGTGTATAACAGATTGCCATTAGCATCTGTTAAAAATGAAATTCCTGATATTGGCGTTAATAACAATGCATCAAAGCCTGCAGAATTCATATCAATTCTGCCTGCACCACCGGCCGCAGTTTCTCTATGACTGATACCACTATTGATATGTGATGTACCAAGTTGTGTTAGTTTTAAATCTAAACCTGAGTATATGTTTGTGTTGTTGTTTGTTGTTAAACTAATATCGTCATCTGACTTTATTTTGGTTTCACCAGCAACATCAATATGTAAATTACCTTTTATATCTCCTAAATCTCTAGTGGATTTGGGTTGAGTGTAATTGCCTGCTGAATCAGTATCAAGTGTATAATTGGCTTTTATATTAATATTTCTACCTGCTTCAAAGTTAATATCTCTATCTGCTCTCACATTAATATCTTTTTCAGTTCTCATTGATATTGAATCTGCACCCCATATTTCAATTTTACCTTGATTTGTTATTTCAACCCAACCAGTTGCTGTGCTGTTAGTCACGTAAACTGTGTTGTTTGTGTCATCCAATAATATCTGTGAACCATTTAATGTTCTTAATCTAATGTGTTTTTGATTAGCATCGTCCATTACAAACTGATGCCCACCAGGTGTTAAAATACCAAAAACTTGACTTGGTGATTCTCTTCTAGCAGATGAATCACTAAGACCTCTAATTTCATCATTTTCTAAACCTTGATTTATTAAACCTTGATAATGAGGACCATGGGCAGGTCGTTTGGCTTTATCAATGGGCTCGCCTCTGGCTGTGTGAGCTTCTATGTCAAATATGTTTGCTAGTTGTGATTCATCACCTAATCTGTTTACTTCTGCTAACGGCACAATAGGTGATTTTTCACCAAATGTTTTACCTTTGGCAATACCTGGTACCATATGATTGATGCCTGGTTGAAACAAACAACCAATACATACACCATAGTTACTATTACCATTGACAAATGCAACTGCAACCAAATTACCAATTGATGGTGGAACCATCCACATACCATATGATGTTTGTGTGCCTGCATATGTGTCTTCTAGTTCTCCTTTTCTTAAACCACTAGTACTGGTAGCACCTGCAAACGGAGAAGTCCAAATTACTGTTTTCCAACTTGTTTTGTCAGTTCTTGGTGTGTTTGAACCTATGATATGTACTTGCATTCTGCCCATTCTGGCTAAATCAGTCACACTCATCACTTCTGCTATTTTTATAACACCATAATCAATTGATTTACTATTGCCATCTCTACGAGATTTGTAATTGCTTGATGAAGATTGTGTTTTTTTTGACATTTATTATTGGTTTCCTACTTTAACACCTCGTTGATTTACAACAAAACTTAAATCAGTTAATACATCTCTTTGTAGGTGCAGTCTTTGTGTAAATTGTCCACCTTCAAATCTATGTTCTATTTTATAGATTCTATATATGCCTGTCAAGATTTCATCCCGCCTTTCGCTTACTGGTGGAATCATTCCAGAACCAGGATCAACTTCTTCTGGATACATT